CAACCACCGCAGAAAAGAGCCAAGTCCAAGGACTTGACAACTGGATTCCCCCTCAACAAGGGATCCAAGACATCCGAGATTCATTCGAAGGACAGGCAGCCAGAAGACAAGAAGGCACGCCGCCGACGAAAGAGGCGCTCGAGGAGAAAACAAATGAACTCCTCGAAATGTACCCCAAAACCCGCAGTCCGAGAGGACTAGGCAGGGATGGGATGGACAGGGACATTGTCAGGAAACGACTAATATGGTATTTACAAAATTCCATACCGAAGAAGTCGAAACCTGGTGTCCCGTACTCCAAGCTCGGAGCTTGCAATGCTGACATCATTGAAAACCATCAAGGCTTTCTGGTGGATGCAGCGATGAAAAGGATTGAAGTCCTATCAACGCTTGACCCAAACAAAGACTACACAGCCGTAGAGCTCATACAGCTCGGCGCATGTGATCCTGTAAGGGTCTTCATCAAGAAAGAACCACACTCTCAAAGAAAATTCAGATCAAAGAGATGGCGACTCATATTCGCCATATCCATCGTCGACCAACTAGTTGAGCGCATTCTGTCAACAGCACAGAACAAGAAGGAGATAGCCACTTGGCTATACTGCCCCAGCGCTCCTGGTTTGAGTCTAACCAAAGATGAAGATTTGAACGACATATACCAGAAGATCCAAGATCTCCGCAAGAACAAGCCATGTGCTGAAGCGGACATTACTGGATGGGACTGGTCCGTCAAAGAGTGGGAGCTCAAACATGAAGCAGAAATGCGGATTAAATTGGGCAACTTCAACCCCTATGCAGCTAACATTTGCAGGATGAGATTCTTATGTGTCTCCCGCAGTGTGTACGCTTTTCCAAATGGAGAACTCCGCATCCTCAAAGGACACGGAGTGCAACTGTCCGGGTGCTACAACACTAGCTCGACCAACTCTCGATTGAGAGTTCTGGTCGCTTTGTTGTGTGGCGCCAGCTGGGCAATGGCAATGGGGGACGATTGTGTTGAAGAACACATTGATGGTGCCGAAGAGAAGTACGGAGACTTGGGACACCCCTTGAAAATGTACAACATGAAGACTACAGACTTTGAGTTCTGTTCCATGTTGTTCAAGGAGGACACAGCTTACCCAGTTGACGGAACCAAAACACTTTATCGTCTGATAGAACAGAAAGAAATTACCAAAGAATTGGTGATGCAGTTCGAGTTAGAGATGAGGAAATCTCCCCGGCTCAATGAGTTCCGGGCGTGCTACCAAAGAGTGGTGGAGCAAAATATTCTAAGGAAGAATAAATTGCAGGAGCATGCCCAGGAAATCGAAACAAAACAGAAGGAAGCGACGCAATCGTAAGCGCCGCATCCCTCGCCCGGCTCAAAGTGGATTTAGGTCCCCTTTGAAAGCCTACGCCGAAATGGTGTCCAATCCGTGTACAGCAATCCTGAAACCAGGATTCCATGGATCTTCAAAAGGATACCTTGCAAAAGTCAAGAACACTTCTTCAATTAGTGGTCTTGGCGCTGGGGTCTCAGCAGGATACGTCCTCTGGGTCCCCATTTTGTCATCCAATGGCAATCCAAAGCCCTCGCAAGATGAGAAAGAATCCACGAGTTTAACTCGCGGCTACAACATTCTAGCCTTCACAACTGAAGGTGGCGCAGACTCTCCAGTTAATACTACACTGGAGCCTGCCTTCTCATCCCCCGTTTACATCAACGGAGGAACAGGAAGTTTTCTTCCTGATCCCGCTGCTCAATTGATCAATTCTTCCACTGCGGAAGCTGGCTTGATGCAAGACATGAGAACTATCTCTGCTTGTATGAGAGTCACCTACACTGGGAGGATGGATCGATCCTCAGGACTTCTCGCTTTTGTCGAGAGGAGGATCTCGCAGTGTACAATCGGACAAACGAGTTTCTAGAGCCAGAGTTTCCAACTCAGCTCGGAGAATACGCTCACCAACGAGAACCGACAGTTTTCGGGTTTGCGTGGAGAGGAGCCATTGAGTCCCAACTAGCGTTCGAGTTTATCAAGAACATAGAGTGGAGACCTCGGTACAACAAAGGCTTCATTGCTCAGATTCCAAGAGCAATCAACACCCACGACTACACAGGAGATGTGCTCAAGTTCCTAGACAATATGGATCCTTCATGGACCCGTAGAATTCTGGATGCAGCTCAAAGCACTACTTCTCGAGTGGTCACAGCCGCCTTCGCAGGTGTCGCTGGGGCAGGTAGGATGTATGCCCGCCGCCGTGGACAAGGACTGCTCCATTAAGAGCCAACCGCAACACACTCTCGTCCAGTGCCTAAACTTCGACAAGAATCCAACATGATTAGGATCTATCCTATAAAACTGTTCCCTCTCCCCAATGGAGGGGTGATTCCTAGAATGAACAAAACTTAACAGTCCTAGAAAGACTATAAACTCACCTGTCCTGGAAAGACTTAAACTTAACCGCCCCTTACTTGTGACTTTGATATTTCACAAGAAAGTACTACAACTAGTGCCCTGTTTTCTTTAA